TCGCCACGCTCCACAGCGAGCGAGTAGGTGGCCTCAACAGACTGGGCTTTGATGTCTTTGAAGATTGCATAGTTCTCACTGGCCGCTTGCCAACTCTCCCATGCTATGCCTTTGCTTTGGAGGTAGCCATGGAAGCCCATTGCTCCAAGGCCGACTGAACGCTCTCTGTATGCTGAGTAGACAGCTTTTCCCAATTCTTCTGGTGCGTTGTCAATAAAGTATTGAAGCACGTTGTCCAAGAATCTGATAAGGTCTCCAACCATGCCGCTTGTTCTCCATTCGTCCCATTTTTCAAGGTTGACGCTGGAGAGGCAACAGACTGCTGTGCGCTCTTCACTTGTTGCGAGATGGATTTCGTTGCAGAGATTAGAGCCATTAATTGACAATCCAAGCTTTCTTTGAGCTTCCGGTAAGCCTCTTCTGGCTGTGTCGATAAAGTTAAGGTATGGGCTACCAGTTCTGAAGCGAGCTTCAAGGATTCGTTGCCATAGTTTGCGAGCTGGGATTGTATCTCTGACAATTCCTGTATTCGGGTCTGTAAGATTGTGTTGTTCATCATTAATTACTTTCTCCATAAATTCATCTGTGAGATTCACAGCATTAAATAAATTGAAACACTTGCGATTGATGTCTCCGCCTGTCGCCACTTTGAAGCTGACAAATTCTTCAATATCTGGATGACTTACATCCATGTATGCGGCATAGCTACCTTTTCTTGTCTTTCCTTGTTTGTACGCTGTCATCTGAGCGTCCACCACTTTCATGAATGGGATGGGACCCGGAGCTTTGTCGCTGATCCCTCTCACGTCTGACCAGTGCCCACCCACACCTCCGCCCTTTACGGAAAGCCATGCTACTTCAGCATTATGCTCAATAAGGCTATCAAGATTGTCGCCCACGTAAGTAAGGAAACAACTAATAGGCAAGCCCCGATTGTTTCGGCCATGTTCAGGTGCGTTCGACAGCACAGGCGACGCAAACATAAACCAACCTTTACTAGCATAGTCGTAAATACGCTGTGCAAGATCGAGGTCACCATCGCAGTAAGCCACTGAAGCACGTGCAAAGGCTTGTTGAGGACTGTCTTCATGCTCAAGCATATAGTAGTCATGCATGAGCTTAATTGCTTGATCACTAAGTCTAAAGTCTCTTTCATAATCAATCGTTATCCCAAGATATTGTGTCATCAAACTCGATCTCCAGTGTTTCAAATTTTTCTTCTATTCTGTCTAAGAATCGGTCAACGATTTCTTCTGAGGAGATTTCAAGAGTCTCCATCAATGTGACCTCTTCTACTTTTTTTAACTTTTCTGCAAGGTCATGTAATGTCATACCGAACCTACTATTTTACCAGAGTTGTAAGCACTTGTCAAGATAATGTTGGGCTTTTTCTAAATCATTTCTCCCGCCTTTATCTTGAAAACGTGCTATGTATTTGATAACATTACCTAACATAAATCCCTTGAATTGCTCTTCAGTCATCCAAGACTCCATAGCTTCCCAAGGTTGCACTGATTTATCTAGGTAGTGTTGCCCTCCCACTTGATATTCATCCGGGTTATTCATCTACTGAGGCGTCCTTAGATTTATAATAGATGCCCAGTTTTCCATATTCAGGACGCTCAATATCCAAATCAAAACTATACCCCCAAGAGGCTTCCATTGTCTTGATAATGTCGTCTAACACCTCAGACCATAAAACACAGTCGTCATAGTCTGCATTAAATACGTGCTCCTTACCATGTCCATTGATAGTGAGACGTACAATGATTTTATCTGGCTCATCAAAATAATTCATTTACTTCTTTCCTCTTTTGTTTTTACATCGTGACATTTTTTACAAAGCACTTGTAAATTATCAGGCTCACAGAATAAATTTTTAACAAATTTCGGTAAGTCTGAATATGTTCTTAATGTACCAGCAGGTGTGATATGGTCCACCTGTACTTCTGTGGACTTAAATAAGCCCTTACAAGATGCACACTTATACACCCACTTAGTACGCTTGTCTCGCCCCTTATAAGGCTGTTTAGCCATATCAAGGGCTTGGTAACGGACAGGATACTTAGTCCATGCCCTGCGCAATGCAGAGCGAATGAAGCTAAAGTATCGAGCCGTTGTCCAAGTGTTTCCTGCTTTATTCTTTACTCCACGTGTCATACTGGTGGTTTCCAACTATCATCAAAAGTACGAAGCATATATAGCAAGTGTCCATTTTCCATGGCACGATCATATCCTAATATCTCTACCACTGTTTCCCACATTTCAATTTCGGACTTATCTGCTAATAGTTTCTCTGCCTTTTTTGCTCCTATGCCTTTTGCACCAACAATATTATCCACAGCATCGCCAACTAAGAATTGTTTGTAGAAGTTAAGAAGGCCCTCATCTTTGTCTATGAAGTATTTGTTTTTCTTCACAAAGTTGTAGTGCCAACCTACCACTTGATCCAAGTCTTTGTCTAAAGTGACAATGATGGAAGTGTCGCCTAGTTCTGTAGCACGTATAGCTAGAACATCATCGGCTTCAATTCCATCACTGACAGAAGCGCCCCACGCTTTTTCCAAATACTCTCGCAAAAGATGATAGTGGATAGGTTTTTCTGATTTGCGATTGCCTTTGTAGGGCGCTGTTGTTGCTATCTCATTGCGAAAGTTTTTCTTTCCTGTGAGATGCAATTCCCAAGTTTGAACATCTGGCAGGTCAAAGAGGAGGAGGTCCTCTAAGAATCCTGCCATAGTTCTGATGGCAACACTCTCAGCTTCCGTATTTGTGGCAAAGCCGATGCGATAGTTGAGGATGTCAGCATCAATGAGAGCATGCATTACAGTACGTCGTCGTCATCCATGATGACAGGCTCAGGCTCACCAGAACCTTCGTATGCCACAAGCTCATCAATCACCAGCTTCTTGAGCGAAGCTGATACACCAGACTTGTTCTTCCAAGTCCAATCGTAAGACCCAATCAATGCCAAAGACTTTGAGCCATTACCGATGGAAATACCATCGATGACATCACCGTCCTTATCGTATGCACGAATAGGATTGTTAGACTTACATGTGATAAAGTAGCCTTTATCTTCTTTCTGACGGACACCGATGCCCATATCTTCAAGGGCCTTAACAGCCGCATCAGAAAGGTTGCAAAGATCAACCTGATACTTACCAGACATTTCATTTGGCTTATCCATGTAAGCCCACATTACGTCTGCTTTGATCTTTACACGTTGAGCGTTTTCCATACCATTCTCCTCTGTTGGTGGTATACTAATATTATAACACACTTTTAATGTGTGTCAAACCAATTTTTACCAATTTTTGATTCTGCGTCTATTGGGCAACGTACTGCCAATACATCCCCGGCGACACGTGCTGATTGTTCCATGATGAGGCCCACTTCTTCACCATATTCCTCCGGTGTTTCAATTTGGATTTCATCGTGTACAAATGCAACTTGTTTGACAGGGATGCGTCTTTCCCTGAATACTTTGTGTGCTTCAATTGCCCATTGCTTCGCAATAATAGCCGCACATCCTTGCAAGAGGCTGTTGAGTGCGGCGTGATCGAATCGCACCAATATTCTTCTACCATCAAGGCCCGGAACATACCCTTTACTCGCCACTTTCGCAATCTTTTGCATAAGCTCAGAGAGTGCAGGCGTGTTATTATAAAAACGAAACAAGATTTCATTCCCTTCTTTCGCCCCGCCTCCAACAATACTGCCCACCTTTGTAGGGCCTGCTCCGTAAAGCACTGCATACTGCAGGGTTTTAGCCTGTGGTCTTGTGAGACCTGCGGCATCAGCATTCTTCTGATGGATGTCTCCATTGAGTAGCTCCTCTGTCCATTCATCGTCTTGCATGTAGTGGGCAAGACAGCGCAACTCGATTCCTGAAAGATCCGTACCTACTAAAACATTTCCATCATCAACAGTCCATAATGAACGTATTTCTTGTCCATATGGTTTGTTTACTGAGGGGATTTGTCCCATATTAGGCTTTCGATGTGCCATACGCCCTGTAATTGTCCCTAGAGTGATGATGCCTCCATGTACACGTGATGTATCTGCATCGACATGTTTGATCCATGAATCAATCATAGCGACACGTTTCTGTATCATCAAGTATTCCACAATCAATTGAGCCTCTGGAATATCCACTTCTTCAAGTGTACCTTCGTCAACAATTGGTTGTCCTTTCTCTGTACGCTTTGTAGGCTTCCATCCAAGGCTCATCAAGCGCTCTCCTATCTGCTTTCTTGATGCCAGATTAAACTCTGTCACCTTATCCTTCAGGCGCTTTCCTGTTTTCTCAGACCAACGCTCTTCAACAATCGGCGGAAAAACTGCCTGCACCTGATCTTCAATAGCTCCCATTCGATCTGAAAGTTTAGCTTTAAGTATTGTAGCTGAAGGAACATCCAGTTTGAAGCCATTAAGCTCTTGTTGCCTACAGATGCAAGCAATTTCGTGTTCAAGCGCAATGCTCTGAGCAGAGTTTTTCCATCGACTAAAGCCACCCATAAGAAAGCGATACACTTCACAGGTAAGCTTAACATCTTGAATACAATACTCTTGCATTTCCTCAGTAAGACCATGATCAAAATCCTCAAACTGAAATTCTATTTTACTGTTGCCTAAATACCTACCCCAATTCTTGAGGCTGTGTCCGCCTTCCATGACAGGATTCAAAAGTCTTGAAAGAATTAATGTGTCTACCGCTTTCGATTTCGGTATCCCAATATTCCAAACTCTGCGCAATACTGGTGCATCGAAACCGATTATATTGTGACCGATGATTTGATCGTATTCCTTTACCAACGGCTCTAGTGTTGATGGCTCTGTATGACATTGTACTTCTCCTGTCTCAACATCCTGTGTCACTGCTATCCAAATCAAGTTGTGACTGCTGTTCGTCTCGATATCTACTATAAGTTGTTTCATCTCTGTGCTCTACAAATGTGCATTTACGGGTGTCTGGATTGAATGCCAACATCACTACACCCAACTCTTTTTGTCTGCCTGAAAGCTGTCCCTTGTAAATCATATTACTAGTAGATGATTTTACATCACGGCGCTTCGTCTTTACATCAATAAGTATTATACTACCATCATCTGCAATAGCAATCAAGTCAATTGGCCCATCGCATCCACAATTTTTAAACACTTGATAGCCCTGATCCCAAAGCCATGTCACTGCATAGTATTCTGCAAAGTCACCGGCCCTGCTTGGACTCATATGTGTATTGGTCATAAAGCTTCCTCATCTATCTCCTTCATTCTACCACTAACGTGATTGTAAAGCAATGAGCAGGCTTTGCCTGTGGTTCCACTGAAGCGATTCTTGAGCACCCGTACACGTGTTGTGTTGCGTTCCTTTTCATCATCCGCTTGACCATTACGCTCTAGTCCTAACACCATGTCAGAGAGCTGTGCAATGGCTCCAGAGCCACGCAATTGAGCCAGAGATGTCGCCGCACCTTCTTCATGGCCTTTGCTCTCTGGGCGCTTTAGATGGCTTACGCAAATCAAACTAATGCCTGTCTCTTGCACTAGCATACGAAGCTTGGTCATGATTTCGTCGATGGCTTTTCGCTCATCTTCATTAGATTGAGCACTGACAATGATGCTAATATGATCGACAAACACATAGCCACATCCAACAACTTTGGCAAGGTAGCGTACACGATTGACGATATTATCAACATCACTGGAACCGAAATGATCAAAGAGATAGATACGATCTGTACCAAGTGTTTGATTAAATGCATCGTCTTTTTCCTTCTGTGTGGCCTCTGTATCTGGTAGATGTAGAGGCTTATTAGCCGCCAGAGACATCAAAGACAAACCAGTGCGTCTGGTTGATTCTTCCAGAAACATGAGTCCGATATTTGATTCTGAGTGCTGTAATATGTGCCAGATAATCTCACGTAAAAACTGAGACTTACCAAGCCCACTGCCTGCTGTCACTGTCACCAGTTCACCCTGTCGAATACCATATGTGAGCTTGTTAAGACCTCCATAGGGGTAGTCAACATCTGATTTTTCAACAGGAGTCATCACTGTGTCATACAAACTAGACCCTGCAACAATACCGTCAGGTGTCCAGCGCTCTGCTCTCCAGAAATTGTTGACAAATTCTGAGGCACGATTGTCCATCAAGTAGTCCGAAGCATCCTTCAGCCCATTGACAGCCACCATACACTTGGCCTTATGGCTGAATAATTCTGCACATTCTGCTTGAGCCTCCAATCCTGCATGGTCATTGTCAAAGCAAAAGATGACAGACTCAAAGCTATCTAGCCAATCATAATTTGCCTTACAATCTTTGATAGCACTCTGTGCACCATTCCTCACTGACACCACTGCAACAGGATATTTATCTGTCCCAAGCATCTGATAGGCGGCAAGTGCATCTAATTCGCCCTCAGTAACAAGAACAACATTCCCACCACCATTAAATCTCTCTTGACCAAATAGCTCTGGATTGTCTTTCCAATCACCTTCAATGGCAAAATTCTTCTCACCCTTGATGCGCACTTTAGCGGCTGTACCAATAGGGAACACTAAATCTTCCCCTCTAAAGCCTACACCGTACTTTTCACATACTTGGACACCAATCTTCCGATCACGTAAATCCCTGTACAGCAAATTAGGCAATACATAGCCCTCAGAGCCATTGTAAGCCTCTGTAGCAGGCGATACAGGCTTCAGTGATACTACCCTACTATCTCCATCATTTTCTTTGGCTCTGTGGCCGCATTTAAAGCAATGCCCATAGCCACCATCGTCGATGCCATAGCCTCTTGAGCTATGACACTCTGGACACTCCATATTGTATTTAACGAATGCCATTGATCTTGTCCTCACTTACGATCTCATAATTCCAATACTGTAGACAGCAAAGGCTTGTTAGTCGATCTTGTTCCTTTTGACATTCTTCATAAGTGCCTTCGCATAAAGTGGCAGTGGTGTCGTATCCATCGCCTCCATATTCATCTGCAAATAGTACATACTTCATCACAAGCTTCCTAAATAATATTCCAATTTTGTCTTTGCATGCTTAATCGATGTAGATATCTGATCAAGCTCTTCACTCTCTACATCACCTGTATCGTTGATATATTCGCATGCACTGTTTAGTTTTTCAAGTGCTTTCTCAAGCAATGGTGTCATTGCTCTCCCTGTTCTGACATCAATCTTCATCCATGCACTCCGTGATCAAGTCATTACCAAGTAGCTGTGCGGCTGTGTTCACACGCTTGCGGAGATAATCCATTCGATTCTCTTGAAGATGACAAAATTCTGAGATCTTCTGTACGGACTCTGTGCCTATTGTGAGCTTTGATAGATACTCTTCAAGCTGTTCGATGTTATAGATGTTTTCCATTATATTTTCTCCATACGAACAATCTGTCCGTTTTCAATTGTGGCTATGAAGTTTGGAGGTAACAACCTGCTGTACCCAAACGTAATGTAACCTTCACGATCTAAGATTAGCCGAAGCTTTACTTTCTTAGTCATCACGGCTCCTTTATAGCTCATAATCGTTTTCGGCTAATTTAACACTGATTACTTGCCCATAAACATTATCATCAGTGTCCTCATGATATGTATGTACGTTGCTTTCATCACGGTTTTCAATCTGCTCGATCGCATCTTGAAGGCTTGAGGCTTCAATGGTCATTGTACGATAGCCTTTATACTCCTGAACGACTACAAAGTCCTTCAGATCCTCATCTTTGATGTCACCATAGACATCATCAAAATATGAGTTACGCATTTATGATGGCTCCTTTAGCTCATTCAGATATTCTTGGTATCGTTGTTCGATCTCTTGACCGAATAGTGAGAAGTATATTGACTCCACTGCAAGTTTGTCAAGTTCTTTCACTCGATGGATCTCTTCGATGATCTCCTCGATGCAGAACTTCAATGCCTCATCGTAGTCGTCATCACATCCAGTTTGTTTGTCAATCATGACATCAATATCCTTTTTAGTTCGGCTATAGTTTTATTTGTCCAAGCACTGAGTTGCTTCAGTGTGATGTGTGGGTTACTGTCGTAGAGTTCACAGATCTCTTGGTTAGTCATTTTATTCACTCCATTCCATCAACTAAACGCTGAACCAATACATCTGTGTATTGAGTCAAGCAACCATCCACTGCAACTTTTAAGTCCTGTACAGTGTCATCTGCGACTGTACCAAAGAAATCATCTTCTGTCGAGTATTCTTTGATTCTTTTATCCAGTGCCCTGACTAGAGTTACTGTGCTTACGTTGTCCATGCTTTAATTGCCTCTTCTAGGTCATTACAATAGAAACCTGCTACTGCAGGCTTACCTTCCTTTGGTTCAAGCGATTCAGCAATACTCTTGAATCTACTGTATCCAAATGTGTCCCCGATCATATCAGCTTCTTCAGCGAGAAACAATGCCCATTGATAGGCTGATTCACCTGTTAAGCCTCCCATGAACTTCTCACGCTGTACTGAAGG